GTCGAGTTCGCGGCAATGTTGCGGTTATTAGTGGGAAAGCAAATCTTATAAAAAACTTCGGCACTGCCGAGGAACACGAACGCATCGCCGCCTGGCTGCGCGCGATAGAAGGTAGCAAGTAAAATGTCCGGTGCACTGACTCCCGAATTCGTCTTTGATTTGGAGAGTAACATGCGCGTCATTCAGGCGCAGGAATATCAGCGGCTCAACTCGAACGCCTGGTGGCGTCGAGTCGCCAAGGAAATGGCGAGCGGCGCGAAGAAAGAGCGTATCAGCTGGTTGTTCGATTCCGCGTCGTTGCAGTACGACGAGGAAGCGAACATGCAGTTCGAGGAGCTCGCTGCTAACACGACCGAATACGAAAGCAAGTTCGCGTCGAAAGGCCTCCGCGTCAGCCGCGCGAAATTCGAGGATCTCGACGGCAACGGTGTGCAGCTTGCTACCGCGTGGACGCGCCAGCAAAGCGCGCTCGCCGCGTATTGGCCGCAGAAACAGCTTGCCAAATCGATCCTGTCGGGTGAGACGGATCTCACCTACGACGGCAAGGCGTTTTTCGCAACCGATCACCCGCTGAATCCGTTCGACGTGGGTCTCGGCACATTCGCCAACAAGTTCACGGGTGCGGCTTCGGGCGCATACCCCGGCGCTTGCCCGATCGATGACAGCGTTTCGCTGACGGAAGCCGTTGTCAACCTCGGCAAAGTGATCGCGTACATCCAAGGCGCGCTCAAGATGCCGAACGGCGAAGACCCCCGCATGCTGAAAGTCGGCGGGATCATGGTTCCCCCGCGGATGGCAGTGCGCGCGCAGCAACTCACAAACGCCCGCTTCATGGCGGATGACGCTTCGACCAGCGGTGCCGGCGGTTCGAGCGACATTTCGAGCGTGATCGCAAACTGGAATCTCGGTCAGCCGATCGTGGCACCCGAGCTCGGTAGCGCGTTCACCTCGGGCAGCGACACGACCTACTACATCCTAGCCGAAAACATCAGCGGCGACGAGCTTGGCGCTTTCAACTACGTGAACCGCGAGCCTTTCGCGATCACCTACTACACCGGCCGGTCCGGCGGAACGGGTGTGGATGCGATGCTCGATCGCGTCGACGAGCTCGAATGGCATATCCGCGGCCGTAACACGATCGGCGCGGGCCATCCGTATCTTTTGTTCAAATGCAAAGCTGCATAAGGTTGGCCTATTGCCCTAAGTAGGCGAACGTTAGGGCATGAAAAGATGCCCTAAATGCTGGTTGCGAACAAAACTTTAGCGGCCGCTCGGGCCGGGCGCGTTGCCTTTTCCGCGTCTTCCGAGCGGTCGCTACTTTTTTACGTGCTTCCCGAGGATTGCTAACATGGCGCGTTACATGTCGACGGCGCGATTCAAGGATCTCTCAATCATGCCTTCGCCCGACATCGACTTGATCGAGTCGCTTGAAGCTGGGTGGGTGCAAGCGCAGATCGATCGCGTGGGTGCAGCGCTGGACGCGCGCCTTGCGAAACGCTACGCAGTACCATTCGGTGGGGCGCCCGTTATCGATCCGCCGCTGCGCGAGGACGTGCCGCAAGTGATCGAGGACTGGATTACGACGATCGTCACGGCGCGGGCTTATGCCAAGCGCGGCGTGAACCCCTCGAGCGGCGAGTTGTGGTTCACCGAGATGGTGATCGAGCCGATGAAAGCGGCGGGCGCTGCGATTCTCGAAGCCGCCAACAGCGATACGGGGCTTTTCGATTTGCCGCTCAAGGAATCCGCAGCGCCGGCAGGTGGCGCGACGCGCGGCGGGCCGAAGGGGTACTCCGAAGCGAGCCCGTACGTGTGGACGGATGCGCAGGTTGACGCGGCTCGCCAGGAAGATGAATGGGGATCCGGCTCATGAGCGGCGATGCGGAGCTACGTGCCATGATCAAGCGCATCAAAAAGATCCCGCATCTCGTGAAAGAGACTGCGCCCGCGTGCGCCGAGTCGCTGTCGAAGGCAATCACAGCTGCTCTAGCGGCCGGCCATGGGCCGAGCGGCGAAGCGTGGTCGCAGACCGAGACGGGCGCTCGCGCGCTCCCCGCGGCCGCCAGCGAAGCCACGATCACCAAAGCGGTTGGTACCACGTTGATCACCGCTTCGCAATTCCCTTACGGCTTCCACGACCGCGGCGCGCGCGGCGGCGCGTTGCCTGTGCGCAAGGTGGTGCCGACTAGCCTAACGGCCAACCTGGCCGCGGCCATCAAGCGTCCGTTGCTCGAGGCCTTCAATCGCAAGGTGCGCTAATGGCGAACCCCACGCTCGCCCTCGAGGTGCTGTTCAACGACGTGGTAGCGCGCTTCGCCACCGAGGCATCCGACGTCAAGCTTGTGTTCGGCTGGCGCTCGCCCCCCAATCAGCTAACGCAGGGCGTAGGGCGCGCTAACCGAATTGCGTTCGTGCCGGGTGTTGACGGCAAGATGGGCGAGTATGTGGGGGCGCGCGCGCCCGGCCGCGACCCGCGTCCACTCCGGACGCTGCTCGAGCAGTGCACGATCTATTGCTGGGCCTTCGACGGCCCAAACAGCGCAACCGCTAACAACCAGCTAGCGCAGTGGCGCGCCGCGCGCTTTCTACACGACGCCGCGATCCGCGCTATCGAGCTTTGCCTCCGCAAAACCTCCGTCGCTAACCTCCCATCTTCGCCATCCGTGAAGCCCTATTCAGCCGCGGAATGGGTGCTGCCGGATGCGGAGCGGACATTTGGGGCGGAGCTGCGATTCGTGTTAACGTTGGAATCGGCTATAACTGACGCGCTACCGAACCTGGCAGGATCTAACGGCGGCACCCCGCCCGATACCGAAACAACGATTGTCGAGCCGACTAACGCAGCCCCGTCGATTTCCGTGGAAATAGCGCAAACCGAAGACTCTCTGGGCGAAAATGACCCGCCCCCGTTGACCCCCTAGGAGTGACCATGCTTCCTTCAGTACGAACGACCGAATCGGATGGCGCACTTGGGATTCGCCCGTCGCTCTCGGGGTTGCCGTTAGCGATCGTCGGGCAGTGCACTAGCGGCACGCTCGACCAGCCGACGAGTTGCACCGATCCTGATCAAGTGAAGGCGATTTTCGGGGCGGGCCGGGCCGTCGAAGCAGCGTGTTACGCCCTCGAGAATTTCGGTCGATCGGTCGTGGTTACCCGCAACGCGACCAGCGTCGCCGCGCTATACGGTACGGTTGACGATTACGATTTCGACGGCACGTCGACCGTCACGCTCGACGTCGACGGATCCAACAAGCCGAACGACGATTACGAAATCATGGTCAACTTCAGCACGTCGACCGGCGCGGACGGGACGATCGGGAGCACCTCACCAGCAATCTCGCTTGAGGTGTCGTGCGACGCTGGGCGATCGTTCGATGCGATCCAGCCGCTCGGGACGGCCGCGTTTTACGTGATCCCCGACACCAACGTCAAGCTCCAGTTTGGCGTCGGCACCGTGAAGGACGGCGACGTGATCCGCGTCACGGTCGCGGCCGAGCGCGCCAACTCGACGGATCTCGGTTCAGCGCTCGACGCGCTGCAAGTGACGTCGCTGGCGTATGAGCTAGTGGGCGTGACCGATGAGCTTGATGAGTCGACCGCGGGCACGTGCGCATCGTTTCTGGCCGCGATGCACGCGGCAGGGAAGCACAAGGATCTCATGGGCGGTTTTCGCGTTCAGGGCATCTACGCGATCGACGCGGGCGGCGCGGACGAATCGGATGCTGATTACCTAACAGCTTTCAACGACGAGTTTTCGGCCTTCGCGTCATCTTCGATGTACATCGCAGCCGGCGCGGCCAAAACGCTCAGCTCCGTAACGCGCGGTCGGCACTATCGCCGCTCGCCATGCTTCGCGGTCATGGCGCAGTTGTCGGCCGTCAGCGAAGAAATCGACATTTCGGCTCTAGACTATCGGCTCCCGGGCGTCACGATCCGCACTGCTAAAGGCAACCCCGATCCGGGCTACTACGATGAATCGGTCTCGCCCGGTCTCGACGATGCGCGCGCACTGACGCTTCGCTCGTGGGACGGCGAAACGGGTGTGTACGTCAACAACCCCCGGCTTATCAGCGCCGTCGGGTCGGATTTCGATTTCTCGCCCAAGCGCCGCGTGATGAATCTCGCTCGCGGGATCGCGGTTGCGTGGCTCCGCAAATTCGTTATCTCCAAGCCGTTGCGCGTCAACAAGGCGACCGGCAAGGTTCGCGAATCGGAGTTGCTGGCACTCGAGTCGGCGCTAAATTCGCAGCTCTCGAATGCGCTGCTCGGCAAGCCGAAAGCGTCTAGCGTTCGCGTGGTGCTAAGCCGCAGCGATGCAATCCTGCAACCGCCGTATCCGCTAACCGGCAAGCTGCGCATGGTTCCACTGGCATACCCCAAGGATGTCTCACTCGATGCCGGGTGGGAGTTGAGCGAGCCGATTGTGGTCGAAGGCGCTGGCGGTTGAAAGTAAACGACAATGGCTGAAGACAAGATTCGCATCAACGGTAGCCAGTACGATCAAGGCTCGGTCGAGCTCAAGATCGCCAACCATCCGATCTACGGTTTCAACGCGCTGTCGTGGAACCAAAAGCGGACGCGCGTCAAGTCGGTCACGACCGGCAAGGATCGCCGCCCGAAAGGTCGGAGCCGCGGCAAGTACGAAGCCGAGTCGCTGAAGATGACCGTTCGGCGCGACACGGCGTCTGCTATCAAGCTGATGCTCGCCGAGCTTTCGACGGACGGTCAAAGCTACGGCGACGCGGACGATGTCCCGATCGTTCTCCAGTACATCGAGGACGAGTCGAATCAAGATCCGATCACGGTCGAGTTCATCAATTGCGCGCTCGTTTCCGACGGTGGTAATTCCGAGGAAGATGGCCCGGATATGGTCGAGCTCGAATTCGATTACATGCACCTCGACGAAACGATCGCGGGCAAGAAGGTCACGCTTTACCATTCCGGAGACTGATGTAACGCCATGGCAAATTTGACAGCAACCGTTCGCGTGAACCTCGTCTATCAAGCTCCCGGTGGGAGTAGCATCACCGTTCCGCAGCAAACCGTGGACTTGGCCTACGGCGCCGATAGCGAGGGGCATGTGGATGTCCCCAGCGGTACCGGCGCGGCGGTCGATTTTGATATCCCGTTCGGTAGCATTGCGGCCGCGTCGGCCATGCTGCTGATCAACAACACCTCACAGGATCTCACGTTGCTGATCAACGGCGATCTGACCGGTCAGACACTCGCCGCCGGCAAACCACTCTACGTTCACACGCCGCTCACCGAAGCCAAAGTGGTCACCACGGATGTCGGTCCTAGCACCGAGACGGAGCGCGTGTCGTTTTTCGTGTTCGGCGATCCCGAGTAACAACCGTCGGAAAGGCGTAGCACATGAGCGAAAAGGACCTGGAAACCCGTAAACGGGAGGCTGAGGAACGTCTAGCGGCAGCCGAAGCCAAGCGCGCCGCACGTCGCCCGGCGGAAGCGCTGGTCGAGATTGAGCGACTCGAGAGGGAAGCGGCCGAGCTCGAAGTAATCGAGGAAGCCGAAGCCGAGCATGGCGAGCTTGATAAGGATATCAAGGTTGTCCGCTCCCCCCGCGGGATTGTGATCGTGCGCCGGCCGCCGTACGTGGTTGTGAAACGCTTTCATGACACCGGAAAGACGAGCGTCGAAGCGAAAGATAAGTTCGGCCGGCCGTGCGTGGTGTACCCGAAAGCGGATTCTTACGCCAAGATGGCGGCTGATGACGTCGCGCTGGTGTGCGCTGTCGCCGACGCGGCGGCATGGCTAGCAGGCTTCGGCCGCACGACGATCGACGGAAAATCCAGCGCCTAAAGGCCGACGCTCGTCAGAATGACGGGTTAGCGGCCGCATGCCTTGAGGCGTTCTTTGCTAAGCGGCAACCGCGGACGGATGACCAATTGGTCGCTCGAACGGTGGGTGGTATGCTAGTGGCCGAAGCCATAAGGGAAATCAGGTGGTTAAGGCTACTATGGTCGAAGAAGGAATGAAGTTCTCAAGTGGCCGATAGTACCGCGAAATTCAGTGTGAGCCTTGAAGATGAGACTTCAGGGTCTGCTAACGCCGCGGCCGGCGCGCTAGAGAAGCTGCGCGGCAAAATCGAGGCGGACCAAAAGGCGTTACGCGCGCTCGAAAACGCGATGCGTAACCTCAACAAGGGAACGGTTGTTAGCATCGATGCGCATCGCAGCTTGACGGCGCAGATCGCCTCCAAGAAAAACGCAATTGCTTCAGCGACGGACGATTTCGTGCGGCTGGGCGGATCGTTCAACAAGCTCCGCAAACCTGCCAACGATGCCGGCAACGCGGCCCACGCGGCCGGCGCGAAGCTTGGAGACTTCAAGGATGCGCTCAACAAGCTCCGCAAACCTGCCAACGATGCCGGCAACGCGGCCCACGCGGCCGGCGCGAAGTTTGGAGACTTCAAGGATGCGCTCGAAGGCGGAGGCGCGAACCTACCGCCGTTCATCAAAGACCTCGTGGATGGTACCGCGGCGCTCGGCCCGATGGGTCTCGCGATTAGCGGCGTGGTGGCCGCGCTGACGGCGTCGTTTGCGGTGCTCGGTGCGGTCGGCCTTGGGATCTTCAAGCTCGGCGCGTTCGCGATCGAAGCCCAGGAGTCGTTAGAAGGCGTCAGCCAGGAGGCGATCAACGTAGCGAAGCGGTCACCGATCGCGCGGACGGAGATTGCCAAGCTGAGCGACGAGCTAGAAAAGACTGGCTTGCACGGCGCGGCGCTCGAAGCCGCGCTCGAGAAATCGATCGAAAAGAAATACGGCAAAGAAGCCACTAAATCAGTGATGGGCCTAAGCGTCCAGATCGCGAAAGCGAAGGAAAACGCAGCGCTGCTTTTTACGGGCGTGAAAACCGGACCGTTACTCGAAGCCGTCTCGAAGTTACTCGCCTTCTTCGACACATCGACTGTCGAGGGGCAAGCGCTGAAGCAA